CGGCTTGCCGCGACCCATGGTCGCGGCGTTGGCGTAAGTGCGCCGCACCGCGTCGTCGATCGTCTCCTTGGTGCGCAGGTGCGTCTCCGGCGGCGCCCACTTCGCGCTGGTGATCGCCGTACCGGCGCCGGCAGCACCCAGGCCGCCGACGCTGTAGCCCAGCGACTCCAGCGTGGACCGTCGACGCCGGGACATCAGGGCGTCGCCGTTGCGGCGCGTGACGCCACCGTCAGACGACTTCTCGAGCCGGTCCTTCGTGCGCTGCGTAGCACGGTATGCCTGTGACCCACCCACGGCACCAAGTCCGGCCAGGCCCAGGCCGACAGCCATGCCCGTCTTCCCACCGTGCGTGTACGACAGGACCCGGTGCATCTTCCCTCCCGGGAGAGTGGTGGGATAGTTGCGGAAGTAGGTCTTCCAAGCAGGATGACCCTTCTCAGCGTTCTTGGGCACACCGGAGGCCACGCGGTGCTCCTTCTGCCTGGCCTTCAGATCAGGATCGGCGTCGATCCGGCGTTGGTTGGGCTTGTCGACGAACGGCTTGGCTGCGTAGGACAGGCCGTGGAACGCCGCCGGCGCGGTCAGGGCGCCCGCCGCGGCGTAGTCGAACTCGTTGGCCCTCTTCTCCAGCTTCTTGCGCTCGAACAGGTTGCGGCCGCCGTACCACGCCAACGGCACACCGACCAAGGCCGGGACCGTCCCCAGCGCCACCCGCGAGCGGAACCCGAGACCGCCCTTGGCCGCGGCACGTACGGCCTGCAGCCGGCTCGAGGCGCGCTTGACGTCGGCGTTGATGGTGTCGCGCTGGACGACGCGCCTGGCGGCCTTCCTGGACATGTTCGGGTTGGCCTGCTGCACTTTCCGCCAGTCACCGGCCCGGGACGTCGTCGCGCTGCGGGCCGCGTCGAGGTCTGCCTGCGCAACCCTGATCTTGCGACCGTAGTACGCCCGCCGGACGTCGTTGTAGCGGTCCGCGACAGGGTTGGCGAGCACCGACGTCCCGATCAGCAAGCCGCCGACGACTACTGCGGCCTTGTCGTCGGTGTCACGCTTGAGCACGGCCGCAGGGTCGCGAGGGACGTCGAGGCGACCGGTCCTGGTGCGCGGCGTCGCGTCGATGAACTCCTGGACCTGCTCCGCGGAGATCTCACCGCGACGCTGCTTGGCCTTCAGCGCCCGCAGCTGGGCGATGCTTGTCAGCGGCACCGGGCACCACCCATCACGACAGCGCTTTGCGCTTGCCACGACCGTGGACGCTGAACCCGGACCACTCGCGCTTCTTGACCTTCTCCCACGACTCGTCGTCGGACACCTTCATGCCGATCCACCAGCCCAGCGGCATCGTCTCGGGCAGGCCCATCTTCTCGATCTTCTCCGGCGTCACGACGAAGGACTCGACCACGTCGCCGATGTGGTGGACCTGGTCGTCGGCGGTGCGCCGGTGCATGCCACCGGCCTTGCGCGAGCGCAGCATGTAGTCGTAGGCGGCCTCCTCGAGGTCTTCCCAGTCCACCACGTCGCCCTGACGGTCGACCACCGGGGCACCGTCGACCTTGACCACCGAGGACCAGCCGAAGGCAAGCCGCTTGTCCTCGTCGAACTTGGTGAACTCCCCGGCCCACTCGACGTCGACGTCGGCGTCGGACTTGACCAACGAGCTGGGGCTGGCCAGCACCGAGGAGGTCGCGGACCTGCGCGGCTTGGGGCTAGGAGCGCCGGCGGTGGTGACCGTGGTCGCGCTCATCCGGCGGGCCGGGCGCAACGTGCCCTTCTGCGCGCGCGGCAGCCCGGCACTGGAGCGCAGCGTCGAACGGGACGCGACCGGACCCGGGACGGAGAGGTCCGTACCGGTGGGCATCGACTTCTCCATCACCGCGATCGTCTCGGTGGCGCTGGGGCCGTAGAGCGCCAGCCACACGTCATCGGGGGAGTACATGCCCCCGAACAGCTTCTCCACCAGCTCGTTGAACCCTGGGTCGACCTCGACCAGCGTGGACACCAGACGCTGCGACCTCACGAGGTTCCTCCTTGGTGCTCGACCACGACGACTCTTACCGGAAGGCTAGCCGGATACTTCAACAACCTGGGGTCCATACCGAGCTGCTCAGCCACCCAGCCCACCGTCCTGGCTACCGAATGGTCGGCGTACACGGTTGCGGCGTCGTCGCCGAGAGCGCGCGGGTCTCCGGAGACGTACCAGGCCGATTGGCTTGCAGACGTACGGCCCGAGACCGGCTTGGTGCGGTCGAGCACGATCCACAGCGGGCCGGGCGAGAGGCCGTTCTCGTCGCTGTTCTTGGCGTCGACCAGGAAGAAGCCGCTCACCTTCTCCTTGTCGAGGTGGTCGTCGAGCCGGACCGAACGAGCAGGGACGGCGCGACCGCCGACGTCATACGTGCTCGTGACGTTCGCAGCAACCGTGTTGCCGAAACGGCGGCGCAAGGCGGTACGGATGTGCTCGGCGAACCCCGGCGGCACCTGGTCGTAGGAGACGGTGATCGTGGACGCGTCGCTCTCCACCTTGACCGAGTCGACCAGACGCACCGCGTAGCCAGGGTCTTCCACCCAGTTGAACGCCGCGTCCTCCACGTCGGCGATGGTCAGGTCCAGCGCCGACTCGCTCTCGGGCAGGAAGACCATCGGCCGGGTGCTGGTCAGAACGTCGCGCAGCCCCTGGGTCGTGAAGGCTACGTTCTGCATCTCCTCGGCGTCGGCGAGCTCGCCGGCCAGCGTGGGACTGGCCAGCTTGAGCGCCTCGACGTCGCGGACCCGCCACTGGTTGTTCGGAGTCGCCTCGCCGCTGCGCATGGTCTGCTGAACCATCGTCGACAGCGCGAGCCAGACCCGAAACTCCTCGCTCGGGTCCACCACGAACGCCACGCTCTCGGACCGGTCGAGGTCCAGCAGGCTGGCTGGTTCCATCGACGACGGGATCCACATCGACCCAGCCGGGCGCTTCGGGCGCGGGTAGGACCGGGCCTGGCCGCGAGGAGCCGCTCGGGCGGCAGCCCGCGCCGCCTCGCCGGCCTGTGCTGCCGGGTCGGCGCGCAGCGCAGCGGTCCAGGCAGACGAGGCGGTGGCTGCCTGACGAGGCTGCTGTGCCGCGAACGCCTGACGGGCACGCTGCTCGCGCTGGGTCGCCGCAGCCCGGCGCCGACGCCGGTTCCGGCGAGCATCGACCCCTTCGGCCAGCATGGGCACATACTGCCCGACCTTGGGCTTGCTCGGCGCCGGAGCGGGTGTACGAGCATCCGGCTTGCCGGTGCCTTTGCGAGCGAAGCGACCGCCGGCGTCCCGCTCGTCCGGGTCGTCACCGTGGAAACCCTTGCGCTCGTAGGCCTTCTTGATGACCGTCTGCGCCTCGACGTGCATCGCGACCGGGACCTGGCCGTCGTAGACGGCCCCGAAGACGGGCACGAAGTCGAGCACGTCGTCGTCACCGTTCTCGACGACGCCGATCGGGACGCCCAGGTCGGCGTCGGGCTCGCGTTCGGCGCCGGGGCCCTGATCCTGGGTCGACATCGCGGCCAGGTTGGTGAACTCGATCATCGTCGCCGGATGGACCGACAGGTCGAGGTCCTCGGTGGCGTGCATCGGCATCGGGAAGGAGTCGAAGTTGACCAGCGTCATCGGCACCCCGTCGATCACCATCGTGGCGTCCGCGCCGCGCCGGGCGATCTCCAGCGAGCCGGTCGCGATCATGTGCGCGATCATCGGGGTGATCGTCTTCTCGGTGAACACCTTGCCGATCTGGATGCTGCGCATCCCGGCCGCCTGCATGGCGTGGCCGAGCCCGTGCAGGCTCAACGGTCCGTGCCACTTCTCGGCCACCGCCCGCGGGACGAACGCATAGACGCTGGCTTTCGTGAGCAGGATGGTCTCCTCGGGCTTGGAGCCTCCGGGGAACGGGGTGCGCAGCTCAGCCATCCGCAGGATCTCGTTGCCGATGTCGGTATCGCGCTGGGTCCACGGTCGCACTGTGGCCCGGGTGGCGCCACGGGTGGCACCACGGGCGGCAGCCCGCGACTCGGCCTGCTGCTGCTGCTGCTGCTGCTGCGCGCCTGCGGCTGGTGCACCCGGGCGCGCGCGCAACGCGGCGGTCCAGCTCGACGACGCCTGCCGCGCCGCAGCGGCCTGGGCCTGGGCCGCCGCGGCCGCTGCGGCGGCCCGACGACCCCGGCGCTTGCGCCGCTCGGCCACCCCCTCCGCGCTGCCGGCGACGTACTCGCCCACCTTGGGCCGACGCGCCGGTGCTGCGGCGGGCTGCGCCGGTGCGGGCTGGGCTGGCGCGGCCTGCGCAGCGGCGGGCGAGCGGGGCTGGCGAGCACCGGCGGTCGGACGCGGCGGTCGTTTCCCGGTGGGGGCGAACCGGCCACCTTCGTCGCGCTCGTCCGGGTCGTCGCCATGAAAGCCCTTGCGCTCGTAGGCCTTGCCGAGCGCGCCGGTCAGCGACCCGCTGCCCGCGCAGGACCGCATCAGCGCCTGCAGCGCGGCCGCGGCGTAGACCGTCCGGTCGGCGTCACCGAACCGGGTGGCCACGCCCAGGGCGTCCTTGGGGTCCAGGCCGTAGACCTCGGCCGCCCGCTCGGTCGCCTCGACCGGGTCCAGCCCGGCGTGCCGCAGCGTGGTGATGACCCGGAACGCCGCGACGTCGGCGTCGGACTTCATCAGCGCGAGATCGTCATCCGCACCGCCGACGCGCCGCCATGCCTTGCCGACAGGTCCGAGATCCACCTGGTCGAGAGCGGTGACAACGGTGCCAGGGTCGAGCGCAAGCGACGGTGCAGCGCGGCGAAGAGCAGCCGCTCCCAGACCATGCAGGCCCAGGGCGACCACGCCCGCACCGACGTCGGTATCACGGTCGTCCACGCTGTCCAGGACCGCATAGGTTCGCTCCTCGGTGTCCCACCACGCCGCGCTCATATGGTCTGCCGCTTGCGCCTGCGGTTCGGCTCCGGACCCAGGCTGGCCGAACCGAAGTAGCTGTTCGGCTCAGCAGCGACCGAACCTGGCACCGGGCGGCGACCAGCAGGCGAGGGAACCTGGGTCGGCTTCGGTTCGGCGGCAGGCTCGGCCGCCGTCTTGGCGGCCCGCGGGATCTTCAACGGGCCGAGCTTGAGCCGGCCCCAGCCGGCCGTCACGTCCTCGGCGGTGTAGTTCCAGTCGATGTCGGCCGAGCTCGCCCCGCCCTTGCGGGCCCGGCTGATGCGCAGCAGCCGCTCCTTGCGGACCTGGTCCATCAGCCGCTCGACCCCGCGGCCGTTGGCGAACTTCTCCTGCACGCTGCGCTCGAACGCCGGCAGCGAGGACACCGCGGCGTCCAGCGCCCGCGCACCGGCCGGGTCCAGGGTGTCCCCGACGATCTTGGTCCGGGCGATCGCCTGCAGGTCGGCGGTGCTGTAGTCGGGCATGGCGAAGGTCGATGAGATGCGCGAGGCGAAGCCGGGGTCCAGGTCACCCAGCGCCTGCTCGGTCTCCGGGTAGCCGGCGAAGATGAACCGGTGGGCGTTCGGGCCCTTCTGGGTCATCAGCGGGATGATCACCCGCATGACGCTGCGACCGTAGGAGTCCTTGTCGGCCAGCGTGTGCGCCTCGTCGATCAGGATGACCTTGCCGGGGTTGGCGTCCAGGAAGGACGTCAGCGCCGCGGCGGCCTCGCCCATGTAGCCGTACCCGGACAGCTGGGCAGCGTTGAAGACGGCGACGTCGGCCGACCGGGAGGTGTCTATGCCCGCCAGCGCCTCGGACAGGATGTTGGCCAGCTGGGTCTTGCCGGTGCCGGGGTTGCCGGTGATGACGAAGTGCTCGGGCGGGCGGTCGGCAGCGGCTCTCGGGCCCATCTGCTCGCGCTCCTCGGCCAGCACCTCGAGCTCGTCCACCACCTGCTGGGCGACGTCGGCCATGCCGACCATCGACCTCAACCGGTCGAGAGCACTCGCTGTCTGAGCACTTGCCACGGGACCCCCGGCCTGACCCGCGAGCTGGCTCGTCTGGTCATCGCCTTGCTCACCGGGTCGGACTTCTCCACCATCACGTACGCCTTCAGCCCATCGAGAGACCCCGCGAGCGGCATCGTCGACAGCGTCAACCTCCGCGAGAGCTCGGCGAGCGCTTTTGGGTCGGCACCACCGCCGGCCAGCGTCGCCTGCAGCAGCAGGGTCGAGTTGCCCAGCCGGAGCGCGCCGCGCAGGTAGTCCAGCGCCGCCTCACGCTCGGAGGAGAAGACGCTGGACAGGGCGGCGACCTGCTCGGGCGGCAGGTCGTCCTTGCGCGCGAAGTGGGACACCACGTTGGCCGCTTCGTTCTCGCCGTCCTTGCCCTCCAGGTCCTTGCCGAGGGTGACGAGCTCGTTGTCGATGGTGGCGGTGGCGTCCATCAGCGCCTTGAGCATGTCGATGCCGACATCGTTCTCGGCGAACTCGGAGATCAGCACCCGGCCGAGCCGGGCCTGCTGCGCCGACGGCTGGTCGCTCACGGCCCACTCGACGTAGCCCGCGGCGTCGGCGACACCGTCCAGCTCGTCGGGCAGCGGCACCTGGTCCAGCGCCAGGGTGGCCAGCGCGTGCGGGTCCGACGGCGCCCGGACGAAGGCCGGGTTGGCCAGGTGGTGCAGCAGCGCCACCGACTGGACCGCGATGGTGGCCCGCAGCGCGACCGCGTCGTGGTCGGAGTTGGTCGGCTCCTGGCCGTCGGACATCGTGATGAGGTTGGACCGCATCAGCGTGCTGACGTCGTCCTCGGGCATCGACAGCAGCGTGGTCAGCAGCGCCGGCTCGGACTTGAACTCCTCGACCAGGTCGTTGAGCCGACCCTGCTGCAGCCGCATCGCGGCGTAGAGCGGCGCGACCTTCTCCGGCGCCCGGCCCATCAGCGCCTCGGCGAAGGTGTTCGGGAGCACCGGAGGGTCACCGGAGACAGTGGCCGGCGACCCCATCAGCCGGGCCCAGCCGTTGGGCTGGGCGTTGATCTCGGCCATCTGGCGCTCGTAGGCCGGACCAGCCGAGCGCAGCTTCTGGATGGCTTCCTGGCCGGCGTTGACGGCAGCGGCGACCAGCGGCGTGGACTCGCCCGTGACCGTCTCGGTGCTGCGGGACACCTCGCGGCCGTCCGGAGCCTGGGCCGAGGAGGTGGACTTCTCGTTCTGCGGGGTGACGTTCTTGGCACCCGGCCCGGCAGCGGCGCTGGCCGCGGCGGCAGCCTCCTCGCTGGCTGCCCGCTCGGCCAGGCGCGTCCGCGGGTTGCCGGTGAAGGTCTTCACCCGGCCCGGCTGCAGGTACCCGGCGTCCCTGCCGCCGCTGCGCGGCAGGCCCGCCTCGACGTGCCCGGACATGCCCAGGTCACGGGCGAAGTCGCGGCTGTCGCGGTACTCGGCCCTGCGGATCATGTGCGGGAAGCGCGCCTGCAAGGTGCGCAGCGCCAGCGCGTAGCCCTCGCCGTTGAGCATCAGCGGGCGCACCCGGGACGCGATCTCGCGGTCGACCTCGCGGTTGGCCCACTCCGAGGGGCTCAGCTCGCCGCGCTCGCGGGCCGTCATCTCGGTCATGGCCAGGCGCAGCTTCTCCTCGCGCAGCGCGTCCCGGTCCACGTCGATGCTCTTGGCCGCGGCCTCGGCGTAGGCCTTGGCCGTCTCGCGGGAGCGGATCTCGTCCGCCCGGGCCGGGTTGCGGGCGGCGTTGGCCTCGATCCGGGCCACGACGTCGGGGTCCAGCGCGCCGAGGTACTGCGCGCCGTTGGCGTCGGCCAGCGCGTTGACCGCGATCGTGTCCAGCAGCCGGGCGTAGGCGTCGGTCATCGACTGCAGCTGCGGCCCGAAGCGCTTCATCCCTCGGGCCTCAGGGGCGAGCTCGAGCTCGAACACCCCGGACGGACTGACGACGGTGGCCATCCGGGCGCCGGTGGACAGCAGCGTGCGGACGTCCTCGACGCTGGGGCCGCCGCGCTGGCGGGTCCGGACGAACTGGCCGCCTTCCATCGAGGACAGCATCGCGGCGCTGAACGGGGTGTAGTGGTCGTCGGCGGAGCCGATCGCCTCGTAGGCGACCTCGCCGTCCTCGCCGATGACCAGGCCGCGGCTCGGCAGCGTCTTGCCCGCCTTCATGCTCAAGACGTTGAGCATCGGGTCGTCCGGCAGGGAGCGGCCCATCGCCAGCGCGCCCAGGTCGCTGCGGACGCCGAGGATGAGCTGGTCGCCGGACTGGCGCAGGCCCAGCCTGGTGGCCGTCGAGGCGAAGACCGGGTCGAGCCCGCGCGTGGTCTCGTCCTCGGGCTTCTTGCCCAGCGCAGCACGGGCGCTGGCCACGATCTGCTTGACCCTGGCCAGGCTGGTAGCGCTGGACAGCGCCTCCAGCTTCGCGCCCGACTCGCCGTCGAAGAGCTGCTGCGTCGGGGCGGACGGGCGGACCCGGGTGCCGACGTAGCGTGCCGCGGCTCGCTCGACGTAGGGCTGCAGCTGCTCGGCGGTGGCCGAGTTGCCCGCCGTGCCGAGCGCGCGCAAGGCCTCCCCGACATTCTGGGTCGGGCCGAAGCCGCGCAGGATGTTGCCGGCGTTGGTCGCCATGGTCGCGAAGGTCGAGCGCTTGTCGTCGCGCAGCTGCCCGGGCGGGCCGAGGGTGCCCAGCATCCGGCTCACCGGCTCGTCCAGGGCCGACAGCGTGTCGCCGCCGGGGCCGAAGCCGGTCATCAGGTACATCCGGTCGCGCACCTGGCGCTTGACGTCGTCCGGAGCCGACGCCAGCGCCTGCTGGTCCACGTCGAACCCGACCGAGACGGCCTGCCCCATGGCCGGGTCGTACTGGTTCACGTCGGTGACCATGACCTTGCTCGGGTCCCGCGGGTCCACGATGTTCACCTTGAGGTTGATGAACTTGGCCTGCTGCGGGCCGAACGCCTGCCTGATCTCGCGCTCGAGCTCGTCGGCGACGCGCTGGGCGCCCAGCCACTGCTCGGCTCGCTGACGGGTCTGCGCGCTCAGCGGGACGCCGGTGCGCTCGGTCCGGACCCCGCCGGTGCGGTCGTCCCACTCCAGCCCCGCAGGCAGGGCGGTCCCGACCCGCTCACGAAGCCGGCGAGTCCGGCCGGCCCCGGCCGGGAAGGACGAGGTGCCGGCCGGGGTGACGCTGCGGGCGAAGCGGCCGCCCACCCGCTTGACCCGACGCCCGGCCCACTGCTCGTACTTGTCGGTGCTCAGGCCTTCGGCGTCGGCCTTGGCCACGGCGACCAGCAGGGACAGGTCGGCCAGCCAGGTCGCCATCGTCTGGTACTCGTCCGGCGGGTAGGTCCCCTTGGAGACCTCGGCGACGTAGCCCCGGCCCAGCCCTTGCTTGGCCTTGCGGATCCGCTCGGACACCACGTCGAGGTCGGCCGAGACGGACCGGGCACGCTCGGCGTGCTCGCCGGCGGCGGCGTAGTCGAGTGCTGCCTGCGCCAGGACGATGGTCTGCGGCTGCATGGACCCTCCTTCGGCGGATCAGCCTACGGCGTCCAGGGCCCGCTGGTACCCCCGAGCGCGGATGGCGCGGCGGGACGCCTCGATCTCGGCGCCGCGGCGCAGGGCACGGCTGGTGGCCACGCCCCCGGCCAGCGTCGACCCGGCGCCGAGCGCGGCCAGCGCCGACAGCGCGCCCACCTTGCCGGTGCCGGCACCGGCGCGCCGCGCCCTGACGGCGGCCCGACCGGCCGCCAGACCGGTGACACCACCGGCGACGCCGACGCCCGTGCCGGCCAGCGCCTGGCGGCCGTAGCGGCGGGAGTAGGTCGGCAGGACCTCGTCATGGGCGTTGCGGGCGTCGGCGGAGACGTACTGGCGCCAGAGGTCGTCGTTGGCCCGCTCCCGCGCCGCCACCAGCCGCTGCCGGTCGCGGGGCGGCTGGTCCGGCTCGACGTGGTTCTTGACCAGGCCCAGCTTCTCTCCCTCGGTCTTGGTCTCCCGCTTGAGCCGGTTGGCGTAGGTCAGGCTCGAGAGCGAGCCCAGAGCTCCCGAGGCGATCGCCAGCGGCATGGAGGTCTCGGTGGCTGTGCGCTCGATGTCGGCCAGCCTCGTCCGGGTCCGGGGTGAGACCTGCGGAACCCGAACACCCACCCTGGGACCGGCCCGTTGCGCCGCTCGGACCGCGTGCTTGGCAGCCCATGGAGCGCGAGCCAGACCGCCGGCCAGACCCAGCACGCCGGCTCCGGTGAGCAGGACCTTCTGGCGCTGCTTGGCCCGGTAGTCGGCGACCTGGTCGTCCCGGTTCTGGCGGTACCACGCCATCTCTCACGCTCCATTCAGCTCCAGCGCGTACAAGGCGTCTCGGACGACCTGCTCCGCCTCGTCGCCCAGCGTATCGGCCAGCGCGTCCATACCGGCCCCGACCAGCATGCCCAGCGCGGTCGACGGCGGGATGCCGTAGACCTGCTGCAGCCGCACCACGTAGTTGGCCACCACCTGCAGGTGGTCGTTCGTCCGGTGGTCCAGCCGGTGCAGCAAGGACGCGTAGAAGGTGCGCCGGATGTCGGCTCGCAACGCCTCGACCTGCTGCGCGGACAGCATCTAACGCCCCGCTTGCTGGCGGGTGGCACCGTTCTGGCCGGCGCCGACGGCGGTGGGCTGAGCACCGGCCGCACCGGGCACCGCCGGGCCGCCGGTCCCAGGCTGCGGCGAGCCGGCAGGCCCGGGCTGCGTCGGTACGACGGGACCCAGCCCGCCGATCGTCTGCTGCAGCGTCGCCCGGGTCTGCACGTACTCGGCCTGCTGCTGCATGAAGCGCGTGGCCTCGGCCCGGCGAGCCAGCAGCTGCTCGCGCTTGGTGTCGTCCTCGCTCATCCTGGGCAGCCGGGCGGCCTTGCGGACGAACTGCTCGAGCTCGGCGTCGGGGAACCACTGCACACCCATGCTGGCCATCGACTGCATGAACTGGCCGAGCACGGCGATGTCCGGGCTGTCGACGTCGTTCGGCTCGAACTGGGGCATCTTCTCCAGGTCGGTCATCCGGTTCAGCCGGAGCAGGGTCGGCACCAGCTGGCGGTTGAGCACGTCGGCGATCGAGGAGGCGATGGCGTTCAGCGTGGTGCGGAAGATGCCCGTCTTGTCGGTGTGCAGGCTGTAGGAGCCGGTCGCCTGGTGGCCCACCATGATGAAGTCGGCCAGCACGCTCATCAGGACGCGCTGCTCGTAGCGCTCGATGATGGACTGGGTCTGGAACTGCCGCCCGCCACCGGAGCCGAGCAGGGACAGGTCGAACAGCGGCTGACGGGTGTCCTGGTCGTAGGCGACCGGGAAGACGATGCCCTCCTGCTCGTTGCGCCGGACCGAGCGCACCGTCTTGCGCATCTTGGTGACGGTCTCCTTCTGCGCCGGGGTGGCGTTCTTGGACAGGTACTCGGCGGGCACCTTGATGACCGGCATCCCGGCCAGGTCGCGCTCGACGCCGACCGCCTCGAACTCCTCGATCCGCTTCTTCATGTACCAGGGCCGGTACGCGTTGCGCAGCAGCGAGCGGCCCTCCGGGTTGCCCTTGGGGGCCCAGAGCCGGAACAGCAGGGACTTGCTGCGCGGGATGGTCACCATCCGGTACGCCGGCGCGGCCTGCTGGACCATGCCGAGGATGTCGCCGCTCTGGTCGAAGACCCACCGCACCATCGAGTCCTGGGACCGGATCGGCAGCCGGCGGATGCCGATCAGGCCGTCGTTGTAGCGGCTGTTACGGCGCGGGTCGGGGTTCCACGGACCCTCGCGGGTCTTGAACACCATCTCGTGCCAGCTCCACCCGTAGGGCAGCATCGACAACGTCTCGGCGATGAAGTCGCTCCACGGGCTGTCCATGTCGTCCTTGCAGGACTCCACGAAGTGGGCGACCTCCTCGTCGCGCTTGGACGACCCACCTGGCTTGACCGTCCAGCCGACGTTGCGCACGAGCATGGTGATGGCGTGCATGAGGCCGCCGACCAGGGGCTCGTTGTCGTACATCTCCTGGAAGACGGCCACCGCCTTGCGGCCGCGCAGCTGCGGGAGGAACTGCTCCTCGACGTAGCCGGAGTGACGGCGCAGACCGGTGGCACCCAGGTCGTCGAGGAAGGAGCTGTGCCGCTCGACGGAGAGGACCTCGGCGACGTCGCCGCTCTGGTCGACGCCGACCTCACGCAGGCTCGAGGACGGGACGGTGACGAAGTCTGCGGGCACGAAGGGTCCTTACCCCTGCTCGTCCGGGTACGGCACGGCCACCACGGCAGCGCCGGTGTCCACGACCCAGCCGGAGCGGTGCGGCCAGGCCCCACGCAGCGCCGCCTCGGCCTGCATCTGACGGGCGAAGCCGTCCGGGTCGACGTCGGGCTCGACGGCCTTGCTGAGCTTGTTCACCACGCGCTGGATCTTGGCGTCCTGCTCCTCCCACGCCTGTGGGTTGCGAGCGATGGTGCGCTTGGACTGAGCCGCCGAGGAGACGTTGATCGCCTGGGACGTGACCAGGCCGCCGATGGCGCCCCGGGTCAGGTCGGACCGACGTTCAGGGTCCTTCAGCGGGTTGACCCGAGGACGCGACGCCCGCACCGCCCGCAGCAGCCGGGCCTGGCGGGCGACCTGGGACGGGTCCTTGGCTGACCGCTGGACCAGCCGCCCCATCGTTCTCAGCGTGCGCCCGGTAGCGCGCCAGCGGGTCGGTCCCCCGGCCAGCAGCCCCGCAGCGGCGCCGGCGGCCGTGCCGATGGCACCGCCCTTCAGGCTGGCGCCCAGCTGGCTGGTCGTGGCCGCGACCTTCTCGCCCTTGGGGGCGACGAGCGGGATGGCCGGGTCAGGGAGCGAGCGGACCAGCGCCTCGGAGCGCTGCTGCGGGTTCAGCTGGGCGACCTGGTGGCTGGGCAGACCGTAGAAGGTCTGGCTCTTGACCTCGCGCCAGGTGCGCCGAGGGCCGCTCACGTGCTCGGTGGCGTCGAGCTTGCGGACCCCGGTGCGGCGGGCGTTGTCTTCGTTGTGGTGCGCCCAGGCGCCGCCCAGGACGGCGGCCCCCGTCCCGCCCACGAGGGCGGCCAGCCCTCGTCGGTGCAGCTTGCGCGCGCCCTCGTACATCATCCTGGCCTTGGTCTGCCGGGCCGTGCTTATATCGTGGAACCCCTTGGCCTGGGTGGCGCGGGCCTGAGCCGAGTTCATGAGGTTGTACGCCTGGCGCATGTCGTCGATAGCGTCCGTGGCCTGGCTGGTGGGCCGTAGCATCGCCCGGTCCCGGAGCTTGGTCGCCTGGTTCGCCTGGTAGGTGGCCAGGTCGAGGGTGCTCCTGGAGGCAGCTTTCTGCTTGGCCGCCGTGAGCTGCTCCAGGTCGGCCAGGTCGCGCTGCGTCCGGGCGCGTTGGATCGCGACCTGGCCGCCGATGGCTGTCGCCGCCCCCAGTCCTGCGGCGGCGGTACCGGCGACCACGCGCCGGCGCCGCGAGCGCGGCGTGTCGCCTCGAGCCCACTTGGCGACCTCCGACATCGACGGGCTCGTCACGGTAGGCCCGCCGGTGCGGCGTGGTCTGGCCACGTGCGCCAGCAGGCTGCCGCCGGCGGTCAGCCCCAGCCCGGCGCCCAGGGCGATCCGCCCGCGTCGGCGCAGCTTCTTCGCCCTGTCGTACACATTCTGGGCCACCAGGTCCATGGACGTGCTCCGCTGCTGCAAGGCCGCGGCCCGGGCGGCGTCAGGAATCTGCGTCGACCTGGTGTGCAGGCGGTTGGCAAAGCCCCGGCTCGTCTCAGCCAGCCCGCGCTGGTACCCCGACCGATTGATGGCGATCAGACCACCGCCGGCCAGACCCGCCCCGCCCAGGGCCGTGCCCTGGCCGACGGCGTAGGCCAGGCGCCGGCGGTCGGTGTCTCGGTGCGGTGAACCGCCGGGGACAGCGGAGGCCACCTTGCTGAGCGCGATGGCGCCGGTGGGGACGATCTGGCGAGGCTCGTTGTTGCGCATCACCCGTCTGGCCGCACCGGCACCGGTGCCCAGCAGCCCGGCTGCGAGCAGGTGCTTGACCCCGATCGGACGCATCGCCGACAGAGCGCCGACCATCTTGGCCGTGCCCGGACGGGGCGTGCCGTTGACGACCAGCTCGGTGTTGCGAGCCGCCTCACGCATCCGGGTCAGCGACCCCGGGACGGTGTTGGCGTCCAGGTGCGCCAGCCCGAGCAGCCCGGCGCCAGTAGCACTGCCGAGGTAGACGTCCTTGCGCCGCTCAGCGCGCTCGTTCGAGGAATACTGCGACCGCATCTGTGCCATGGCACCTCAGGTTAGGGCACCAGGGCCGGGCGCACACGCCTTGTGGAGCACTAGTCGAGATAGACGACGCCGACGTCAGGGTCCTCCTCCTCCAGGTAGATGTCACCGACCCGGTAGCCCCGGCTGGCCGGCCCGGACCGGGAGGCCTGGTTCAGCCACTCGGGCTTGTCGGCCTCGGCGCGCTTGACCGTCTGCCCGGCGGCATCCGGGGCGGCCCGGGTGACGGCCCGGTGCGCCATCGCCATGGCCACCACCTCGTCGGGCATGTGGGCGTCGTAGCGGGTGGAGGTCGCGAAGACGTCATCGACCGAGGTGTCCTTGTGGGCGTTGTACAGGCAGGTGCCGGCCGGCATCAGGTACCGGCCGTTCTCGACGGCGGTGATGTAGTCGGTCAGCAGCGTGATCCGCTTCTGGCCGATCATCTGCACCTTGATGGTGCGGTCGTCCACCAGGTCGGAGATGACGTTGCCCATGCCGGTGGCGTCGTGGGCGCTGCGGGAGCCGACCCCGTAGCGGCGGCAGACGTCGTTGAAGTAGCCGATCATCGTCGGCCAGGAGCGGCGCTGGACCTTGCGCAGGTACACCAGCCGGTGCGGGACGACGTCGGTGCGGACCACGACGATGACGGTGAAGTCCTTCGCCTTGGCCCAGTCCGCGCCGGCCGCGTAGGAGGCGACCTTCAGGTCCGGCTCGGCCACCACCCACTCGTCGTCGCCGTCGGCGTGGCGCTCGCTGACGAAGTCCATCACCGCGAAGGCCGCGTTCAGCTTGGCGACGTCGAAGGCGCTGTTCTCCCCTGACGGCTCGCCCAGGTCGTACTCGACCCGCCACATCTCCGCCGGCACCGACGCCTTCTTGCGGTCGATGTAGTCGGAGTCCATCCAGCCGTGCGGCTTGAGCTGCTCCTGGTAGCACCAGGAGAACACGGGCAGGCCCCGCTCTTGCGCCTCGCGCTTGACCGTGGCGAAGGTCCCGACGGCGTGCTGCCAGGTGCTGGAGGCGACCACGTACTCGTCCATCTCCACCCCCAGCGGGTTCTCCTTCTTCAGGGCCTGGCCCATCGCCGAGGAGTAGATGACCGGGTCCATCTCGTCGATCTCGTCCAGCAGGCCCAGGCTGGGGTGCGGGCCGCGCACCGTGGTCGGGGACGCCGCCAGCGGCCGGATGTAGTTGCCGGAGGTGGTGATGATCTCCGTCTCGATGTTCTTGACCAGGGCCCACCGAGGAGCACCGGGACGAGCCAGCAAGTTGCGGATGTGCTCGTGCACGTTGGCGCTCTGGGCCATGGAGCCGCCCAGGATGGTCACGTCGACGTGGTCCACGAAGGCCTTCGTCAGCGCCAGCACGGCCAGCAGGTAGGACTTGCCGGTGCCGCGGCTGCCGTACCAGACCGCGTAGTTGGGGCGGCGGGCGAAGTAGGCGTGCGCGAACGCGGTGAACGGCGCCACGTGGCCGGGGCAGACCTGGCGCCTCGGGATGCTGACGCCCCACATCATCTCCACCAGGGCATGCAGCTCGTCGTCGGTCGACGGCGGCCTGCTGAGCACGTACCGGGGCACCGAGTCCACCCGGGCCGTGCTGAGAGGAACTGGCACGAACAACGACCCTAGCAGCCAGGCTTGAATCGGTTTCCCGGGCGCGATTTTCGGCTCGACTGCACGCGTCTGACGCGTGTTTCACATAGGACTTGTACAAGACATAGGAAACACATGACTCCTGCTACGTGCCCTCTGCTTCACCTAGCAGGCGGCCCGCGATATAGCGGGCCGCTGACTAGTAGAAGCAGGAGTCGTGTGAATCGAACGATTCGTGCTCTGGAACGAGAAGGGCGCTAGGAGGAAGAGCCCTGCTAGCGCCCTCGCCCTAAGAGGCTCGGGCGCTGGTGAGATGTTGTCCTGGCATCCCCGGCCTGTGCCTGCTACATCCCTCTGTATGAAACAAAGGTCATCCTAGTCGCCGTGTCAACACCCTTGGAACCGATCCAGAAACGTTTCATGCGCCGCCTCAATCGTTGCACCGGCCCCGGTGCGGCCCGGTATAATGAAGGCCTCGCAGCGCTGACGTCGTGCTGCCCGCACACAGGCCCCGGAGCATCTGCCCGGGGCCTCTGTCATGCTCTGCTCCCACCGCGTCCCCAGCCCACCTCGAGGGAGGTACGACCATGGCCGCTGAGCCGCTCGACTACATCGACGCCACCCGGGGAAGCCCGATGCACACCTTCCTGGTCACGGCCGGCGTCGACATCGACAATGCCGTCAGCGTGTCGCTGCACCGCCACCAGTCCGCCGATGGCGTCCACCACGGGCAGATGTGCCTGCACGTGGGCGTCGTCCAGCACATCGTGCTCACGCCGGAGCAGGAGCTCGCGCTCCTGTGCCTGGTGCACGGCGAGAGCTGAGCCGCACCCGTCCACCGCACGTCCACCGAGAGGAGAACCACCATGTCCACCACCACCACGCCCGGCAGCGCGCCGTCCGACGGCCGCTCGGCGCTGATGGCGCTGCTGGCCGAGATCACCGACGTCGAGCACATCGACGGCTGGTACGTCGTGGCCGCCGACCCCGACGAGCCCCCGGTGCTGCACTACCTCCCGCGCGGCTCGCGGGCGATGCACCAGGTCAGGCTCAGCGCGAGCCAGGCCGCCCAGGTGGTGTCCGCGTCGCTGGCCGACGCGCCCGACTCCGACGCGCAGTCCCCACGGGGCCTGCGCAGCGACGTGACGGGCGGGTCGCAGTGAGCGCGACGCCACGGTGGCACGGCTACGCCACCTTCGGGTTCGACCAGGCCACCAGTCCCCACCCGACGCTGCCGCCCCACGTCGCCCACCCCTCGGCCATCATCGAGATCTGGGCGCCGAACCAGCAGATGGCCCGCGACCTGGTGCACGGGCTGACCGGTGGGGTCTACTCCGACCTGCACCAGTGGCCGACCACCGAGGTCGGCATCGCGCTGCACGACCGCTACTACGACCGAGGCGTGTCGATGGTGGTCGAGGTCACCGTCACGGCCAGCGCGTCGTGACCGGCCGCGACGGCTCTCGATGACACCGCGGCCGGGCCGGCCGTGGCCGGACGCCGAGCACCTGCCCTGGTACCGGCGCGTCTCGGCCCGCTCGGCCCTGGTGTTCGGCGCCGGCATGGTTGTCGGCGTCTGGTCGGTGGTCGCGCTGCTGGCCGTGGTGAGGATGAGGCTGCGATGAACCGGGACCGAGCCGGCGTGCCGGCCGGCCTGCTGGTCGCAGCCCTGCCCACCCCGCCACCGACGTCCCCCGACCCCGATGCACAAGGAGGGCTCCCATGAGCCAGACCGACGTCGACGACACCGACGACCCGTACCTGCCCAGCCCTGGCGACCTCGCCCTGCCCGCCCACGACTCGACCGTGACCCGCCTGCAGGTGTCGGGCTGGGTGCCCCGGCTGGGTGACGTGCAGGTCTACACGGTCCTGCTGGAGCCGACGACGGACCCCCGGCCGTTCGCCCGGAGCATGGTCGAGGCCCTGCGCTCCCAGCAGCTCCAGCCCGGGCCGCCGCACTGGCACCCCGGGGACGTCATCCTCTACCGCTTCCGCGACACGCCCGGG